GGTGGTGGTGGAGGTGGTGGTGGTTCAACATCAACTATATCTGGCGGCGCAGGTGGTTCATCTTATTTTTCATCTTCTGGAGGTGGAGGAGGAGGTGGCATCAACGCAGCCGACCTCGGAACTTCTCAATATGGTGGTCGGGGAGGTTTAACTGGCGGTGCGGCTACTGGAGCAGGTGGTGGTGCAGTATCAGCGGAAACCAATTCAGGTTTAGCATCAGCCAATGGTGCAAATGGTGACTCAACCAAATCTGGCGCAGGTGGTGCAGGTGGTGCGGCTAATAATGCTGGAACTGGCTCAAAGGGTGGTGACGGTGGATTCCCCGGTGGCGGGGGAGGAGGCGGTGGTGGTGGAACTATCATCGGTGGTGCAGGTGGCGCAGGTGGCGCAGGAAAGGTTGTGGTGATTTCATGGTAATCAGATATGCAATGATTCGTGATGGCGTTGTTGAAAACGTCAGTTTGTGGGATGGTGACTTGAATAGATGGCAACCGCCAGAAGGCATTGTCTGTATTCCTGCTGCCGACCATATTGGTATTGGCTGGTCTTGGGACGGTGAAAACTGGGTTGAACCTGTTGTCCCAGAACCCCCGGCCGAGTTGCCACCAGCAGAGTAAAGTTGGATAATCAATCATGCCAATAAAATCAGAATCACAACGACGACTCATGGAAGCCGCCGCCCACACGAAGGGCGGTTTTGGGGGTGTTCCTCAAAAGGTTGGCAAGGAATTCGTCCAAGCTGATAAACGCATGAAAGAAGGCGGGGTAGTCAAGTCTTTGAAAGAAGCTGGCTTTTATGAAAAAGGCGCAAGCAAAAAAGAACGCCTCAACATCATTAATGACACAACAACCAAACCTCAGAGGCTAAATATAGTGGAAAAATTATTTTCAACCAAAAAAATGAAAGGCGGCGGCTTGTATGAAAACATTAATGCAAAACGCGAAAGAATCGCTGAAGGCTCTGGCGAAAAAATGCGAAAAGTTGGTAGCAAAGGCGCTCCAACTGCTAAAGACTTTAAAGAGTCAGCTAAAACAGCCAAGATGAAGTCTGGCGGCAAAGTAAAGAATTGCTGGTAATCATGGCAAAACCACCTTCACTTTCTGTTGGACGAAAAGAAAAGCTCCCAGTTTCCAAAGGTGCTGGATTGACCCAAAAGGGTCGTGATAAGTACAATCGTGAGACTGGGTCAAATCTAAAGGCTCCGCAGCCTCAAGGTGGGTCACGGAAAGATTCATTTTGCGCAAGAATGAGCGGAGTTGTAAAGCATTCAAAAGGTGATGCTGAAAGAGCAAAAGCATCACTTAAACGGTGGAACTGTCCCAATTGGTAAGGAGCCATCATGGCGTACTCTGGAACGGTTGGCACGACCGTCATCAATGTCCAAACATTCATTGATCATGGTGCGCGTCGATCTGGTAAATTGGCCGAAGAACTTACTTCGGAACAAGTACTTTCTGCCAGAGAGTCGCTTTTCTACGTCCTGAGTAATCTGATCAACCAAGGCATCAATTATTGGGCTATCAATAAAGTTGTTTACGGCTTAAATCCGAATCAATACATTTATGACCTGCCAGTAGGCGGCAACGATGTTTTGAATGCGTTGTACAGGCGCATGACGCGACCAGCAGGGGCATATGGATCTTCGGCTGGCGGAAATGCGGACAATGCCTTTGACAACAACATTGCAACGTATTGCCTGCAATCATCGCCAAACGGCAATATCTCGATCAATTATGGATCTACAACGCCATACTACATTGGCTCTGTTGGCTTCATGCCCTACATTGCTGGTGGCGGAAGTCAGGTTTGGAATTATGTGATCGAGACTTCGGCTGATGGCGCAACATGGCAAACTTTGTACACAGGAACTTCGGTTGCTGTGACTGATAGCCAGTGGGTGTGGACAGACATCGACCCCGGCGCAAACAACCCGTATTACCGCCTCAGAGCTACTGGCGGCACTACTTTGGGTGTGCGCGAACTGTATTTCGGTGAGAACAGCACTGAAATCACCATGGCTCGTTTGAACCGTGATGATTACACCAACCTGCCAAACAAGAACTTTACTGCAAACCAGCCGTTTCAGTTTTGGTTCAACAGAACAATTCCGCAGGCTCAAATCAACTTGTGGCCTGTTCCGCAAGACCCGTTCTACCAGATGGTGGTTTGGTATTCACGCCAAGTCATGGATGTTGGCGACCTGACAGACGAGCTTGAGATTCCTCAGCGCTGGTACTTGGCAATTCAATGCATGCTGGCGCACCAAATGTCTCAGGAGTTGCCCGGCGTTGCTGTCGACCGCATCCAATATTTGGAAAGTCAGGCTGAAAAGTACTTCCAGATGGCAGAGCAAGAAGAACGAGACAAGTCGCCAATTTATTACGCGCCAAACATTTCTGTCTACACGAGGTAACTATGCCCAAGTTCCTCGACACAACAGGCAACTCAGATATTGCAATCTTTGTGTGCGATAGATGCAAGATGAAACGCGCTCATTCTGAAGCAAGGAATGACCCAAATTTACCCGGCCTGTTGGTGTGCGGCCAAGGCTGTGCGGATGAAAAAGATCCATACAGATTGCCTGCCAGACAGACCGAAAGAATCACAATTCGATTTCCGAGGCCGGATCTCCCGCTCGATCAAGTCGTTGACCAATCCCCAGATTATCAAGGCAAATACGGGCCTACATAAAGGAACATCATGGCACAAGCAGGCTTTACACCGATACAACTGTATTATTCAAACACTACAACCAATGTTCCTGCAACATTGGCAAACGGTGAGCTGGCTATCAACCAAGCTGATGGGAAGATTTTCTATCGGAATAACTCTGGCGCAGTAACTCTGTTTAGTGCCCCCGCGGTAACGACAATCACATTTGGCTCGACAGGTCTTACACCAAACACAGCTACGAATGGCGCAATATCAGTTGCAGGCACATTGGTTTCAGGCAATGGCGGTACAGGGTTTAGCACTTATGCAACAGGTGATTTGATTTATGCATCGGCTGCAAACACACTGTCAAAACTGACAGCAGGAACAAACGGCTATGTTTTAACTTTATCTGGGGGTGTGCCCACATGGGCGGCATCTACAGGCGGCGTTACATCATTCAGCGCAGGTACAACAGGACTTTTGCCTAACACTGCATCAACAGGCGCTATTGTTTTGTCTGGTACTCTTGATGCGGATAACGGCGGTACAGGCCAGTCCACCTACGCAGTTGGCGATATTCTGTACGCTTCAACAACATCAGCTTTGTCGAGGCTTGGTCTTGGCTCGGCAAACCAAGTTTTGGCGGTAAACGGCTCGGCAAACGGGCTGGTATGGACAACCGCTGCCGCTTCTGGCGTTACTTCAATTTCATTTGGAACTACAGGGTTAACACCAGCTGGCACTGGTACAGGAGCTGTGACAGTTGCTGGCACTTTGGCTACCGCCAACGGGGGCACAAACTTAACCTCGTTTAATACCAACGGCGCTGTTTACGCCACATCATCTTCAGCATTGACGACTGGCACATTGCCAACAACTGGTGGCGGCACTGGCTTGACTTCGTTTACAACCAACGGAGCCGTCTACGCCACCTCAACCAGCGCATTGGCAACTGGAACCCTGCCCACAGCGTCAGGCGGTACTGGTTTAACAACCTACACCGCTGGCGACTTGGTGTATTCGTCTGCAACAAACACCCTTGGCAAACTTGGAATTGGCGCTGCGGGCTACGCTTTGGTCTCAACTTCGGGAGCGCCAGCATGGGTAGCCCAATTTTCGTCAATTACTTTTATCATTGATGGCGGCAGTTCAGTAATTACTTCTGGTGTTAAAGGCGACCTGACCATTCCATTCAATTGCACCATCACAGAATGGACGCTTCTTGCCGACCAATCAGGATCAATTGTTATTGATGTGTGGAAAGATGTATATGCAAACTATCCGCCAACTGTTGCGGATAGCATTACTGGCTCCGCAAAACCAACCATCACAGCCAGCATTAAGAATCAAAGCACAACATTGACTGGATGGACATCCTCAATTACTGCTGGCGACACATTAAGGTTTAATGTGGACTCTTCAACAATACTTCAGCGCGTAACCATTTCTTTGAAAGTGTACAGAACATGAACATCGTAAATAAAATTGTTTTGCAATGGCAAAAACAAGATCCAATATACTCATATCAAGGCTCTATGGAATTTACACCAGAAGAGTTTCGATCAATAACCGACGAAGAAATTCTTGAACGACAAACTGCTGAATATGATGCTTGGTATGCAAGAATAAGACGTATTGAACAGGAGCAATAATGGCTGATAGATACTGGGTAGGCGGTACTGGCACATGGAATAGTTCGTCAACAGCTAATTGGTCTGCGGCCAGCGGTGGGGCTAGTGGCGCGTCTGCGCCAACCTCATCAGATAATGTATTTTTTAACGCAAGCTCAGGAACTGGCACTGTAACAATTTCATATAATGTTTCTTGCGCATCTCTTGATACCACAGGCGTAAGTGCGTCCTTGTTATTTAGTCCAGACGCTATAAATGTTTACGGAAGTTTAACGTTAGGCAGCACAACAACTTTATTAGCCGCCATTGGATTTACCATTATTATGCGGTCGACCACAACAGGCAACACTGTTTCTTGCACTACAGCAACTCCAATAATTAACCAATTGCTTTTTGGAGACTCTACTGGATCAGTAAATACCGGAGGCTGGAGTTTTACTTCTTCAATAATAGCAAAAGATATTCTTATATACACTGGCGCATTAAACACAAACGATCAAACTGTTACTGTTGGAGATCGTTTTGGAGATTTTGCTGCTAGTGGTAGTTATTCAAGGCAATTATTTCTTGGCGCTTCTACAATTAATTGCGGAACAGTTGCTGTATCTACTTCTGGCACTGCAACTCAATTAGGAAGATTTTATTCTGCTTACAGAACAAATGTTGGCATAAATTTTAATGCCGGAACATCTACAATAAATATTGGGTCAGTAACAAACAATACTGGAACTGGTTTTGTAGGCATTAATACTACACAATTACTGAATCAGTCGTTTA